GGGGAGGGGAGATTGGTTGAGCGCATGTTGCTTTCCTAAATGCGAGTGGCCCTTGCGGGCATGGCGAGCGTCTATCGACGCCTGTGGCGAAGCATGGAACCGAATCTCGGTCCAGGCGGTTTGTTCGAGCCGTAGCCCAATGGATCTTTCATGAGCGCTTCAAAGGCCTTTGCCTTCTGTCGCTCGATTGCTTTGCCTTGGTCAACAGCCAGGGCTAGGGTGAAGTGCCTGCAAAGGCCTTCCAGCGCATCCGCCCGGTCATCGTGGACCAGGGAATCCCGCTCTTCTGTAATATGGCTGAGCTGGTAGAACAAGCTGTAGCTGTTCCGCAACGCAGCGCTGTGCCTCTCGCACAGTCGGTTGTCTTCTTCAACGACGGCCTCATCAATGATCAGGGACCCACGGCCCACGATCGGGGCAATGGTGTTGATGATCCGCTTCTCTTTCTGCCCGGTGACCAAGTCTTCACCGATCTGGCAGGTGTGTACTCGACGCAGTACAGGGGTGAACACGGCTGAGAAAGCCCCGAAGCCCATGTTCTTTTCGATGGTGACCCCGTCAACCTTGTACTCAGCAAGTAGCTTGGCAAGATAAGCCATCTTGGTGTCATCGTAGCCACCAGGGATGCCACCGCAGGACAGCAAGTAGATGCTGCTGTTCAGCAGGCCACCAATCGCCCAGGCAGTCTCGTCCCCGTTCACGCCACCAGCGGCAGGGTCGATGTAAGCCCAGATGCTTTGCAGCTGAGCCACCTCCTTGCTGATGTCATGAGGAGCCATCATGCGGAAGGGGTGCCCCGCGCTGATGTGATTCTGTAGCCTGTCCTCAGACATGCCACGCACCACGGAGATCGGGAACAGGTTCCCCGACGTGCGCATCACCACTAGCTTATCCAGCTTGATCGGGTGCCGCATGGCGTCCGTCATGGAGGTGTTCAGCATGTGCTGAAGCTGAAAGTACGCTTCGCCTTGGTCTAGTTCCTTGCGCTGGAGAGTCATCTCCCCAAGGATCACGGTGTCAATGGGCTTGCCCTGGTCACCCATGATCCCGCCACCAGTTTGCAGGGAGGGGTCCGCCTTGATCCTGCTTAGCAGCAGAGGGGCTAGGTGGGTACCGTAGTGTACAAGCTGCGCGTTAGTAGGGTACCGTCCAGGCCAAATACGAACAGTCACGCCCCGAGCGGGGAGGCTGTTGTAGATGGAGTCCATGGTCTGGGGCGTACCCAGCCAAATGATACGGCCCTCGGTATTGATGGATGTGAAATCCTTCGTCAAGTGCAGGATGCGGGCCCGCTGCGTGGCCGTACTACCGTTTTTTGTCGATTCAACATCATCTGCAATCAGCAAGTCAGCCCGCTTGCCCTGGAGGTTCGCCTCGATACCCGTGCATCGCACGGACGGGGACTTGTCCAGGCCCTTCAAACTGTGGTGGATATCGAACTCCTGGGTGCTGGTCTTGTCACCAGCAGCCTTGTCCGGGCGCATGCATTCCAGCACGTCCACGGACATGATGATACGCACGATCAAAGTGCTGATCTCACCCGCCTGATCCCCACCGGCTGAGACAATCAGCACTCGGTGGGCAGGGGAATGGATCAAGCTCCAGATCGCAAAGCAGGCCGCAACCGTAGTCTTGGCCTGTGAGCGCTGGGCCTGCACCATGATGTACTGTCCACCATGACACAGGAATTCCCCGATGTCTGCTTGAATCTCAGTCAGCTTGAAACCAAGCTCGACCATGGTATCCTCAGCAAACGAACGGAAGTCACGGTAGTGTTCTTGCAGGAGCTTCAGCTGTTCCCAGCGTGCCTCCATCAGTTCTACGGACTCCCGGGCTTTCATTGGAGACGCTCACTCGTAAGGGCGTACTCCTCGGCAGCCTTCTCAAGGCCAGCCTGAGTCATGCTTGACTTGGCGTCCTTGCGCTTCGCAGCCAGGGCGGCAGCAAGCTGACCAAGAGCAGCATTCTCCTCAATAGAGCAGGTGATGCTGTTGTTCTTCAGGAAGGCAATCGCCGCAGCAAAGTACGCTGGGCTAGCCGGGGCCGTAGCCACAACTTCACCTTCCTGCACTACTGGGGTACCTTCACGGATGACGGTACTCAGCCCTGTTGCAACGATCTCGTGCAAGGTGCCAAGTGCCGCTTCACTAGCTGCGTTCTTTGCCATCGGTAACCTTTCCTTTGACCCAGGCAACCAAGGATTCCATCCTGGTGACCACTACGGGGAACTTGTCGATTAGGAGAAAGACGGTGTAAACAAACGTCAGGATAAGCAACCAATCAGACAAGGCATAACCGAGAAGCGTTAGGCCGGTAGCACTGACTGGGGGTGCAGCCGAGATGGCCTCACGGATTGTGTTTTTTCCCATGATTAAGATGGATGAAGTTTTAACTGGAATCGAAGGCCTTCTGTCGGACCCATGTTGATTAATTTACCGTGTGCTACGCCCACCAGGCGCTCCGTTTGGAAACGCTCCCGTTGCACGCGGATGTATAGATTGCCGGACTTTGTGTAAGCCCAGATAACGTCAGAGCCTGACTGATTGTCATCTCGATTGTCGTCTGGGGCTACAAGTGAACTGTCTGCCAGGGGCTCATACATGGTATTGAAGCCAGGCAAGGTGATGTCGTAGAAACGCATCCTCTCACCGGGCCCATCCTTGTACGCAACCACGGGCTGCATGTTGCCATCAAAGGCAAGAGAAACCTTGGACACACCAGGAATAGCGAGGCTTGTTTGCAGCCCACCGTATTCAGTGTTAATTCGGATAGCTGATGGAGTCAGGTCGGCATACCATAGCTGGATTTGCCTACCCTGTGTGCCGTCATTTATTGCCGCCCCGCCCTGGGCCCAAGAAACCACCGGGTTGTAAGTTCTACCCCAGGGGTCTATGAAGTCCCGAGTTAAAGGCTCTGGAGTAAAACTAGGGATCATTACGGATACCTTGCTACGGTTGTTCTAAAGGTCAAAACAAGTTGCTTTGTGTTGTCCTTGGGAATTGCTGGGCTGAAAGCCATTTGCCAGTAAGCGTTACCACTGCCTGTAAACAGCTCCAGGGTAACAATACCACCAGTAGGATTCTGGCTAGACGGGGTGAGAGTAACTGTGCAGTCCCGGTAGTACGTCCCCGCCGTGTAGGCAGCCATCGATGTACTGGCGCTACCTGAGCCGTTTGAACCACCAGAGGGGCCAGTAGTTACTGCACCCAAAGTTGCACCCGTACCCTTAGCTTGCACAGTAGTGCCCATGAATCCCAGGGTTGACGTATCTGAGGCGCCTGCGATACTGCCCACGTTAGTTTGACTACCCACTGTGTGTGCCCGTAACGTGTAGCCGTAAGACACGGCTGCCAACGTAACAGTACCAGTGGAGTCTGTAAGGGCAAATCTGGTTCTCAACCGGTAGGTAATAATTAACTGGTCAGTGGCTGTCAGGCTGATGGTAGTGGGTGACCCACCACCATCAAGGATCAGGGCACGACTAAACAAATCAGAGCCAGAGGCCGTTGCCCCAACACCCACTTCCGCCACGTTTCCAACTACCACACCAAGGGAAAAGGTGTACTGGAGGGTGGTCAAGCAGGAGTAGTTGGGGGACCCTTCGTTAGTGCTGGTGTAGGATGTGACGTTGTTAGTGCTGGTAAGCTGAGAGGCAAGGGTAGTCTGAGTAGCTGCAGGGGCGGTAGAACCAGTCCCCACGCGGCAGTAAGCCGTAGGATTTACTGACCTGCCCATAAGCTGGTCAAGCCCATAGTTAGTCACGATGTTCGGGACCCAGCCAGTGTCAATGCGCACTTGCCCTTCCCGCCTTACTTCAAAGCGGTATTCACCGCCTACTTGGAAATGTTGGTTCATGTTACGTCAATGATCCTGATTGGATTGTCGGCGGGGTAGTTACTTGCACTTCATCAGGCACAAAGTTGTTGTAGAAGATGACCTGAGTAACTAGCGATCCGGACTGGATAGTTGGAGGGGTGGTAACCTGCGCTTCGTCAGGCACAAAGTTGTTGTAGAAGATGACTTGCACAACCAACGAACCAGAATAAATTGTTGGTGGGGTTGTGACCTGAATCTCTTCAATAGGCCCACTGTAGTTAGCCACGTACACACCAAGGACACCGCCAATGATTGTTGGTGCTGAAACCTTAGCCTCATCGTCACCAATGCCCCACAAGAAGCCCGAAGGCCTAGCTGCAGCAGATACCTTGGTGTCGTCAGTAACGATCACAGGGTAGATAAGGCTGGTGTAAAGCTGGTCGCACTCACACGGGGAGTACTTGCTTAGCTGCTCCCCTAGCTCCACAGCAACGAACAGCGCGTGCATTGCGCTGGGTTCCATGTTGGTAGCCGTGATGGGTACGTCTGAATCCGGGTAGCTCACCTCCCCAGTGCGGGGGGTGAAGCGG